ACCACCTGTAAGAGGACCAGTTGTAGTAACAGGTGTAGTAGTTGTAGGACCACCTGTAGTAGGTGTAGTTGGAGTAGTAGGAGTAGTAGCACCACCCTGACCAAAAGTTATGCCAGTCTGATTCAATGCCTGTTGCGTCAATGCATTCTGAGCAGCGCTTGCCGCTTGGATTCCTGCAAGATCTCCTGCGGCAGCCGCGGCAGCAGCAGCTGCACTGCCACCATAAGCACCAGCCGCTTGAGCTGCATAGGGGCTAAGAGCACCACCTGCGCCAGCCGCACCAGCACCAGTTGCACCAGCACCGCCACCAAAACCAAGATTACCAGCGGCCAAATTAGCACCTAATCCAGCTAAGATCATGGGGCCTAAATCGCTAACTAAACCACTTACAAAACTACCAAAACTTCCACTATCCTGTTTAGTTAAATCAAAGACTCCATAATCAACAATTTCGCCTTTTGCATTTATTTTTGGTATAGATGCTATGTTTGGTTGGGTTGGATCAGGCGTTAAGTATTCGCCAGGCTGTAACGTCAATTGCTTGAAATTACCTGATGCATCATATTGGGCAACAAGTGGTTTGCCTTGAAATGTTTGTTCAGTAGGTATTGTGTATCCCTCAACTTGCCTACCACCACCCATTCCTAATGCTGGTGAACGATCTGCATAGTCTGAATATTCTGGTGCAACTTGTTCAGATGCTTGTGTAAATCTTAAACCACCCAACCATGTTGCTGGAGTTGTAACTATAGGCAATTGAGTGGAAAGATTTGCTAATGAGTTAGGGTCTAAAGCTTGTCCTAATGATGGCAAAGGCTCAGGCTGGGGCTGAAATTGCTTTAAAAAATTTACATCAAAAAATTCACGCAATCCAGTTCTAGGATTAATTGTTCCAGCACCACCCCTAGCTTTCAACAAAGCCGCTTCTTGAGGATTAATATGGGCAAGCATGGTGTCACCATGTCTACCCTTTGACGCAAGATTCTTATATTGACCACTGAGCATATCAAACATATTTATCCCCTTAATACCTTAAATTTTATCTCTTACCCATCGCAACAATGTCCAGTCGCATCACGCCAATTCGCCAATCGGCCAGTACATCACCTGTTACAACCATATTGAATTGCCGACCCGAAAACCTCACGCTGGTGGGATTTGATGCCGTGTATGGCCCAAAGGTTGACTCTGTACCTGTTGGGTATAGTCTAGTCTTAAACGACACTTTTGCCTCACCCAAAGTCTGCTCATCGGGTATAACTTGGCGAATATTAAAGACATTGTCGCCATTGCCAATTTCCAATGGTCCAGACTCGGCGAACAATGTAGCTCCATCGTAATTAAAGCCGACTTCATGTTCGTTAACTTTGCCAGTCGAATCAACCATCAATGGCAATGTGAAAACGCCAGCGTCAGCACCTGCCAATCTAGACAATACTCCAAGACTCCAATGGTTTTCGCGGTAGTTATAAGTTACATACGAATCATTCTCTATGCCTGCATTACTGGGATAGAACCACCAAATCTCGCCAAACTTGGAGTTATGAACCGCAACAACCTTTGATCGCTGATCTAGGTTGATATTGCTAAAAACATAATCAGACACATCGCACTGCAATGGCTTGACGTATCCATCATATATAAAGAAGCCTGACTTGCTCATCCAAATCGCTGCGGTATCAATCGCGGCCACTGATTGGGTAGAAATCAAACCGCAACCAGATCCAGCCTTTTCAAAGCTATATACGAATGGCGCACCAACATATTGAGCAGTATGCACATCAACATCAGTAAATAACAAGTTGATTCCTTTGACCTTTTTACCAGCCATCAGACTGCCTGAAGTTGTCAGATCAAAGTCACCAGCTAAGTTGTCTGCCGCTGGAGTCCACAAAGTATTGTTTTCTTGATCACACCACTGAACTTTTCTAGGATTTCCACCAGCACCAAGTGCGAAAAGAATCCTGTCGGCAGTCACCATAATTGCTTTGTTGTTAATTGGTGCATTGGTGATAACTGCTGCTTTTGTAGGCGTTGTAAAGCCTAATTGCCATTCGTAAATCTTGCCGTCATAGTCGGAGCAACCAACTAAGTATTCTCCCCAAGTATCCAAACTCCAAGTCGTAGCTATGTTTGCTGATCCAAGATCTGGCCTTGGTACGCCATAGGCAAAACTTCCATAAAGATTTTGTCCATATCCGGTGGTACTGGTTGCATCAGCAAATCCAGTTGTAAATCCTGTAGGTGTAATGTCTTTTAAGACGCCACTGGTATTCATTACATAGAGTTTGGAGTGAGTACCAAGACCAATGTAAGAATTAGCAGAGTTATCACGCCAAGTAATGATGGCTCGACATGCGCCTGTTACAGTTGATGCAGATCTCTCTCTCCAGCCATTAACAGGCCGAATTGTGTTTTCGTACCAGCGTACTAAGTTGGCGTCAAACCATCTACCAGTAGCCTGATATTCTGTGCCGTTGCGGTAAACGCCTGGTGGGAGCTTAAGAGGTATGTACATGATGGCTATATTGTCGGTAAGTTGGACACAAAACTCATTGTCGCAATAACTGATGCCGTTGATGGATAACTTCCTGACGCAGCATAGGATTGAATAGTAACAGCAGTGTTATCAGTCTCCCACCACAATTCAACATAATCATTTGCATTCAAGCGTAAAAAGTAATTCCAGCCAATAATAATATGACCATTAACACCGCCATGACTACTTGGTATTGATACAAATCCAGTTGATCCAGTTAGTACAGTGCCATTAATTTTTAGCCAAATTCTTGCATCCTGATCTTGTACAGAACTATTCTCAAACTGACCGGACCATTGAAGATTCCAAATACCACTATCAGCTACTGTAATGCGTGAGTTACTGACAATACTTACGCCATTGGCGTAGTCAGTCGTGTTTAGTGTTATGGCGTATGGCGTATTAGCCACCGCTGCTGTTTGGTCTACAGTGCTTTGAAAAGCCCCATATGGATTGTTTAAAAACTTTCCACCACGAATGCCAAACAATGCCCCAAGCGTACTGATCAGACTCCGAAAGTAGCCGTTCAACGCTCCATTAACTTCAGACACATATCGGCGCTCATACGCCTCCGGCGCAATACCAAGGCTGGGTACTGATGGGACTTCTAACTGTTGCTGCTTATTGGCCATAGCATATTATTTCACTTATGCCATGCCTGTGCCTATTAAGCCTGCAAACCATTCAGATATTGAGTCTTGCCGGCCACCTTGACGGCTGTCAATTCCTGCTTTTTGAGGTTGTTGGGATCATAGGAAACGTGAACCCATCCAGAATCAGGTACACCTTGGGTATAAAACTCCAAAATTAATTGGGTGTATTCCAAGTTATCCATGATCCACTGGGCTAAGTCGGCATTGGCAACGCCAGGTATCTCAATGTCTGCCGCCATACCTTTGCAGTGATCAGAAGTCTTTGACCCGCCAACAGCGGCATTCGACTCAGGACTGCGATAGGCAGAATTCACCTTGACGCCTTTTCCATAATGATCACGTACCGGCTGAAGCACTTTTTCGCATAGCAGTCTCAAATTCTCTGTTGCCTCGTTGTCTGGGGTATTGTCAAGACCCATACGCAAAGCTGTTTCAGACTTACACATTTCATGCAGTGAAAAATTGGCAGACAGATTCATTTCATTCCTTTCAGGGTTTCGTAGGTTTGGATACATTGGTTGAGTTTTCTGATGGCGGCATCTCCTTCTGCGGCGATGGCGATAAGAGTTTCACTAACCTGTCCACTAAGTTCGGTTCGTGTTTCTCCGCTGTTATCTCCAGCGGTAGTGGTGGTAACTGAGGTGGAACATACGGCGCTTTGGGTTGGGATTGACAGGCGCAAAGCGCCAGAGGCAACATCAGCGCGTAACTTAGTTTCTTTAACTTTTGCAGCATTCTGTGACTTTCTTAAGGTTTCAGCATAGGTATTTGCTACCTTTACCATTGCCTGCTCAGTATCCCTTGCCTTGGCGTTTAACGCTGCAATTTCTACTTGCTGGCGTGTATTCTCATCATGCTTACCCTTGAAGTATCCACCGCCAAATGATGACAATATCGCCATCAAAATGCCTAGTAATACCCAAGGATTAAATAGACTCATGCTGCTGGTGGCTCGTCATTGTCGTTGGCTTCTGCCTTGGCGCTGGCTGTAGCCATTGCCTTGACACCAGAGCGACCAGCTACACCGCCAAGTACACCAGTAATGAAAACCATGATGGTATTAATTTGTTGGGTGTACACCTTATCAATGGCCGCCATGCCATTCATGGGCTGAGTGACAAATGACACGCTATAAAGGAACATGGCAACAGATCCAAGAAGAATCATTGTCAATGAGAAGATGACAATTGCCCAAATCCTTACTTCAATTTCTTCGGCACTTAGGCGATTATTCTGTTTGTATCCAATGGTTGGCATTATTTCTTCTCCTGTTCGGGTTTGATTAATTGGTCAGGACAAGTACCTGTGGCGGTACATATTGGTGGCTTGCATTCGGCATTAGACCAATTTTGAGGATCTTGGCAAGGGTATCTAAACCTATCTTGGCAGCCAGTCAGTACCACCAGCAAAACAGACAGAATCCAAATTTGATACACATTCATTTGTCTTTTTCCCTTTGCTGTTTTTCAATTTCTCGGCGTAATTTCTCGACCTTTTCCAGCTGAACCTTTGTGTCATGTTTGGCGTCCAAGATGTCCAGATAGAGCATACCAAGCATAGGCAACAATAATGCGACAAGAACAACCGCTGCTATCCATCCCACGATTTCTTCCCCAATTGGCCTACGAACAGGAACCACATCCAAAGGTATAGGAGGAGGATCAAAGTTACTGCGAGGTACGCTGACTTTGCTTGGAAGTCTCTTTTTGCCTCCTGCCGTTGCCATGCCTTATACCTCTCTTTAGCCTCTTCCTTTAACCTAGCATTCTCCTGTTCTTCCTTGATGACGTCTCGCATCTCAAAGGTTTTTGAATAAATCGCACCCATTTCGGGTGGAGACTGATAGACCATGGTTTCCCTGATCGTTTTCTCCAGCTCGGCCATCTGATCTAACGCCATTACTCGTTTAAGTGCTGCCTCCATGAGGTTGGCGTCTGGATCGTAGATGTTCTTGCTTTTCTCTTCCTCTTCTCTGATATGAGCAGCTAGTTTTTCTTGTAACTTAAAGAACTCAGTGAGTTGTGCAACCACATCAATCATCACCTGAGTTTCATTTACTGCTACATATTTTTCCTTTTTGCGCGTCTGTTGGACAGGCTGTTTGGTCGCTGGCTTTGATCCGAATAGCTTTGACCAAAACGATCTGACCTCGTTGGCAACACCAACAGCTTCTTCAACAGTGGACTTGACCTCCATGAATGAGGATTTGGCCTGCTTGTAGAGTTCGCAACCCTCTTTGATTGCCGCAACACAGGCATTGGCTGCAAAGAGGATTGAAATGGGATCAATTTATAGCCCCAATATCTTCTTTACAAGCTCACCGGCAACGCCAGGGCCAAACAAGACAGTCGCAATTACGATATACAACAGATACTCAATCCGAGTCATGCGCTTATCGCCATCGACAAATGATTTTTCAATGGCGGCATAGCGCTCTGCACATACAGCTTCATGCACAGCTATCTTGGTGATGGTGTCTTCAGACATAAAGAATTCCTATTTACCACAGACATCGTTTGGCACACCATTTGGAATCATGTCTGGAGAAATAATTTCACCCTCTAGATCACGATGTGCATGAATACAATAAGCCACAGTGTTGTCTTCCAAAGCCGTTAATTCGTGCATCACATCTTTGTGAATCCAAATCATGTGAGGCGCTTTGTAGTCTGTTGTAGTGCCATCTACGTTGACGCGCAACGACCCAGAGGCCAATAGCGTTAAATGGTCAAACTGATGGGTATGCCCCTGCTCTACATCGCCAGCACGCACAAAGTGCATTTGACGACTGTAAAGATTCTTAACGCTACCAATTTTGATTTCAGGTTCGTTCATTAAGCACCTGAAACTGGAATGGCGGTCTCGTTAGTTTTAGCCAAGATTGCAGTGGCAGAAGCCTGAGATATATCACCAGAGGCAACCAACATATCCAATACTTCTTGGACTTTTGCCTTGAAGTTGGAGATACTTAGTTCTACTTTGGCAGTCTTGATTTCATCGCTTTTGTCGTTGTCCCACTTGACACGCTCGGCAAGAGTTAAGCCTTTGCGAATATCTTCAGCAGTCCAAAAAACAGGCTCTTGTTTTGGTTCAAAAACTATTGGTTTGACCAATGCGCCGTTTACCCAACCATCGCCATTGACGGCATCGTCAGGAACTTGTGTTGTGTAAAAAGCGGCAATATCAGGGTGATAATGCTCTGAAGGCTCACCACCTTGGCAAATGTCACGAATTTTGTCGTCTTGAATCCATGCATATTTCATAATTAGTATCCTTCTGTGAAGTAAAGAATCACAGCGCCATCGCCACCTTTTCCACCCCGACTACCAGTAGCATTACCCGAGGAAGAGCCACCGCCACCGCCGCCATTACCGCCAGCACCTCCAAACGCCCTTTGTGAGCCGCCGCTTGTATAGCAACCACCACCCCCACCACCAAATCCTCCAGCACCGCCAGAACCATCGGAACCGCTTCCGCTCGAATATGAGCCACCACCACCACCACCAAATCCTCCACTACCACCAAAAGCCTGTATGTTGCTACCAATAGCGCCGCCACCGCCGCCACCAAAACTACCTGACCCACCCAAACCGCGAGTGTTATAAGTATTTTGACCATAGCCGCCACCACCGCCACCACCGCATAACGCCCAATACATTAGGTAAGGGTTGCCGCCGCTCAAAGCACCTGCGGTAGTTCCTGCAACTTGAAGCACAGTAGCAGTGTTGCTAATTTGTATAAGATTTGCAGCAGTTCCTCCGCTTGGCCCACCACCATTTACACCAGCACCAGCACTAGCAGAACCACCGCCGCCACCACCATAATTTGAATCAGCAACTCCACCATCCTGTAAACCACCGCCACCAGTTGCTTGAGATTGAACAGTAGTTCTAAAGCCACCTGAACCACCAAAGCCTCCACCACCAATACCAGTCATGGCTTGAGCGACTCCAAGACCACCGCCATTGCCGCCAGTTCCGTAAATAGAGCCAGCACCACCACCACCTGTGCTTTGGTTATTACCACTAGTTGTTGCATAACCAGCCAAACCGCCAGTTGCGGTAAATGTTCGTCTTAAAGTTGGAGATGCCGTTCCTGTTCCACCATTTCCAGCAGAAGTTGAGGTTCTTAAACCTCCATCTCCACCAGTTGCTGTCAACAAAGTGCCAAAAGAAGAAGTTCCTCCAGCATTACCATTTTGGTCAAGAGCGCTAGTAATTGCACCGCCAGCCCCGACTGTTATGGTTGGCAAGACTTGACCGGGGATGACATCAATAATTCCCTGTGCATATCCACCACCATCACCACCTCTAGCGTAATTTGAGTTATACCAATTTGAAGTAGCACCAGAGCCGCCGCCGCCCCAAACGCAAACCATAATTTGATATACGTTTGCGGGAACAACAAAGTCGTTGTAGGTTCCTGCTTTTACATATGGATATGCGTTAGTCCATGCAGGAGGAGCCAAGCGGGTTGCCTGATTTGGCGGCATCCCAAAGCCATACATTCCTTGATTCATTAGAAGTCACCTCCATACGCAATTACTCGAACACCTGTCTGTGCTACCGATGTTGTAGCTCTCAATGAATATCCAGTTGGCAAATTTAAAGGCATGATGTTTGCATTGCCATTACTTGATAATCTTGCCGAAAATGCTGGTGCTGTTGTGCTTGATGTGATTGCAATTACAGGCACTTGATTCCACAAAATGTAGTTTGTACCATCGTAAACAAATAGGTTAATTAGCCCCGCCACTGTGGTTGCCACGCCCTGAATGTCGATGTAATCAATGCGAGTACCTGAAGATCCAGCAGTAACAATCGTACCGACTGTTGTTGGCGCAGTCAGTGATGTGTCTGCTGTTGTTAAATTTGCCGACCCGAATTTCGGGGTTGAGGCGTATTGTGCCGAGGTTGACATAGTTGCTCCTTAAATTAAGGCAATTGAAAAAGAATTCATTGTAGGTGCGGCAGACACGCCTTGGAACTGAGTTATAAATGCTTGTGCGCCGCCTGATGATCCAGCCGTTGACTGCCAAGTCGTGCCGTTACTTGTCAGCACATTACCAGCCGTTCCAGGCGCTACAAAGGATGGCGTTGATGTTCCATTGCCCAAAATGACATTATTGGCTGTAAGTGTGGCTAGACCTGTACCGCCATTAGCAACAGGAAGCGTTCCTGTCACACCAGTAGATAAAGGCAAACCAGTTGCGTTTGTCAGTGTTGCACTTGTTGGAGTACCTAATATAGGCGTAACCAGTGTGGGGCTTGTTGCAAATACCAAAGCACCACTTCCAGTTTCATCTGTAACAGCGGCAGCAAGATTAGCAGCTGTCGGTGTTCCTAAAAACGTGGCTATACCAGTGCCAAATGATGTAATACCTGTTCCACCATTGGCTACTGCTAATGTTCCAGCAAGGGTAATAGTTCCAGAAGATGTGATTGGACCGCCGCTTGTAGTTAATCCAGTTGTGCCACCTGATACAGCCACGCTGGTGACAGAGCCAGCGCCTGGTCCTGTAAACGCAATTTGAATAGATCCAGCGCCTGGGGTGATCGTCACACCAGACCCAGCCGTCAAAGATGCCTTGGTCAGCGTGTTTCCTGTGCTGTTACCAATCAGCAATTGACCATCTGTAAAGCTAGTCTGTCCAGTTCCGCCGTTGGCAACTGCCAATGTTCCAGTCACGGCAGTGGCTAATGGCACTCCTGTAGAAGCTCCTGTACCGCCATTAACGACTGGAAGAATGCCAGTAACGCCAGTGGTTAATGGAAGTCCTGTGGCATTGGTAAGCACAGCCGCAGAGGGTGTACCCAACGCTGGTGTCACCAATGTAGGTGAATTGGTGAAGACCAAATTACCTGTGCCTGTTTCATCGGTTACAGCGGCGGCTAAGTTTGCGCTTGATGGCGTAGCCAAAAAGGTAGCCACGCCAGTACCAAGACCGCTAACACCTGTTGAAATAGGTAAACCTGTTGCATTGGTCAATACGGCAGCAGATGGTGTACCAAGCGCAGGAGTTACAAGTGTTGGGCTATTTGAAAGTACATTGTTTCCAGTACCTGTACTTGTACCGACACCAGTACCACCCTTAGTTACCTTTAACAGTGGACCAGCGTCAAACAATGCATCAATTAAATCTAGGTCATTGTTGACCTTAGTACCCCAAGTGTTTGAGCTTGCACCAACTTCCGGCTTAGTAAGCAGTAGGTTAGTGGTGGTGGTATCTGCCATTTTTTAATCCTTAACCAAAAGTTTTTACCCGAGTTAACAGTTTTCCACCAGAGGTTGCGCCTCGGTCATCAGCCACTTGTAAATCACTCAATGCACGATCATACAGAGCTGACCACACTTGAATTCTCGCATCATCTAGCAAATATGGCGCTGCCTGCAATAGCGAACCATAAAGATAAATGTCAGGACTTGATGTTAAAAGAAAATTGGTAGCTACGCTTGCAGATAATTTGTTGAGTTTTGCAAAATACACAATTTCTGCCACATAAGCAGCGTCAGGTGTTGGAACAAAACGAAATTGAGATCCAATTACAGTGAAATACTTAGGTTTTCCACTACCAATATCTATTGTTGATTGCTCATCCAATGAGTCTATTGTCATAAACGTCAAGGGTGTGACTGGATTTGTTCCAGTCAACTTTAACGATCTAATCTCCAAAAAGTCAGCCGGTGTTGATTCAAACTCAGCATCAATCGTTAAGTTTGTTCTTGTGAGCATTTGGCGTGTACGCAACTGACGCTCAATTTGAGACTCAGCCAAAGAAATGAAGTCAGGAATTTGAGTAGTTAAATCAGTCCTGTTTAGCCAGTCTGCAATGGATGCCTTGAGCTCTGTATATGTACTAAGTGCCATTTAGACTTCCTTTTCTTTTTCCTCAAGCTCACGCATTACCCAAGTATGATCATGCTTGAATTCAAACATTCCAATGTGACCTATTTCTTTGCTCACATCGTGATCTATGTAAATTTTAAAGCCTGCGGCCTGTGCTTTCCTACAAAAGAAAATATCCTCACCAACATATCCACGTTTATCAGTACGCCATGGAGTTTCAAACCAAGGTTCGGTTAATGATTCAAATACTTTACGCTTAATTAGCATCACTCCCATACCAATTGAACCAACTTCCTCAACGCCAGTTGATTCAGGCATCGTATAGACCAATTGGCGCTCGCCATTTTCGTCATACTTCTGCGCGGTAGGTCCTGTTGGCATACGGCGTCTAGCGCAATTGGTTGCCACAATATCCAAGTCATGCTTAAGCAGTCGCTGGATCATATCCTGTGGGAAAGTCATGTCAGAGTCGATGAAAAGGATATGTGTACATCCCTCTCCCATCGCCTCTAAAGACAAATCAGCACGCTGGTTTTGAATCAGCGTGCCTTGTGAAATTTTTAGACTTACAGCATCGGTGGTATTGATGGTGTGATACGCCACCATATTGACCAAGCAATAGGCAAAATTAGCGTGAACCATGTCACGCGCTGGAGTACATACTGCGATGTAGTTCATACCTCTCCTGGTCTTACACGAAAATACTTGTTCTCAGGATCATTTAGCCAGCGCTTCATATACGCCTGATCATCCAGCTTGCCCTCTGCTCTGAGCTGTGCATACAAAGACATTGGTATGCTGGCAACGCGATGCCATTCACCTTTCCAATTAGCACGCTCATCAACCCGATTGAATTCTTGCTTGTTCTCTTCAATGATGGCAGACACATCCTGTTGTGTTTGGATAGTAGCCTCATCAGTATCAGGGTTGTAGTGCCAATAGCGAGTAATGCCTTGGTCTTTGTCTTCGCTGAATATTCGTTTTTCCATGTAAGTAAGGGGAGGATCACTCCTCCCCTTTTCCTCTTAGTTGATTAAGAAGTGATCAAGTCAGCGGCAATGCCGTGAGCTTTTTCGGTGAGGATTTTTAAGCCCCACTCAACGATCAGCATACGCTTTTCAGCGTCACCGGTCTTTGCCAACTCGACTTGTTGGTAAGGACGCAGGACAGTCATTTTTGCGTACTCAGGATCGATTACCCAAGCGTCACGCTCGCGTTGGAAACGGTTGGGTACTACCTGAACCTGGCCGAAATCTGAAACGTAGATGTCCGCGGCCCCGATGATGGTTGCAGGACGATCACCACCATTGATGTTGTAGCGAGCTGAAGCGATGCCAGAGAAACCTGACACACGCTGCTTGTTCACTGGACCAGTCATCAAAATCTTAGGTGTACCACCTTGTGTCCAGACTTGCTGAATCACGTTTTTGAGGATAGTTTCAGTAAATGTACGCACGTTGCCGTCAGTACGAGCACTGTTTGGCAGTGTGGTGTAGCTGGGGTTTGCGCCGTTGGTTTGCATATCGTAGTTGGTCTTTACGAATGCATTTAAAGAAGCAGACACGCGAGCTGTGGTGGTGTTACCGGCAACAGCAATGCCGCCATTCAACATCACATACTCTTGGTCACGCTTTAATTCAGAACCGCGCTTGGCGATCTGATAAGCCAACTCAGAACGGCGTCCTGCTTTGTTGACCACTTCTTCAGTGTTTGACAAGATGATAGTCTTGCGTGAAATCTGAGCATAATTGGTCAAGCGAACAGTT